CCTTCACACCATAGTTGCCAATGAACACATCGACAAGGCGGGTGAACTCACGCTCGTGCTCGGACAACTCATGCGTGATGTCAAAGAAGTTTTTGGTTGGCACAAGGCGTGTGCCCGAGTCTGCCCACGGCAGCGTCACGCTGTACAGCCAAGTGCGCACGCGCCCTGCATAGGATGCGATGGCTTCGAGGTCTTTGTCCTCAGTGAACAGTGACTTGTAAACCGATGCAGCTTTGGCCGACCGGGTGTTCTTGGTGATGCTGATCTCCGCAGCGGTGACCTTGTCTTGTTTACGGCCCGTGTACACGGACATGTGAAGATCGAGCAGCATTGCCGATGATGAAAGTGATTTGATTGCCATGATGTCTTTCGTGAGTTAAGTTAAAAAATTCCTACCGGTAGGAAGCAGGGACTCCTGCTGCCTTTAGGAAAAAGGCGTGGGGCAGTGCGCCCCACAAAAGCTACCAGTTCTTAGCCGACCCGCAACAGCTCGACCTTGTTGGTCTTCTTGTTGAAGCAGGTCTTGGCCGAACCCACCCCCCACTCATGGGAGAAGAACGCGGTGACCGCGCTATGCAAACTCTTGTTTGATCCCCCTTGCGGAATGTCAAACTCGACCACATCACCCACGGCTATGTTGAGGTGCGGCCTGCACAGGGCGGCATACGTCCCATGCGGGAGTGTGCTGGGGCGGCGAGTCCGTGTTTTGACCTCCGCCAATTGCAGGTCGCCCTCGATGTGTGTCGTGCCATCGGACATGACGATGATGTATTGGGCTTTGGTAGCCTTAAGCAAACGGATGGCGGTTTGCGTGGTTTGTTCGATGATACTCATTTCAAGTTTCCTTTCGGTGGTTTACAAAGTGAAGATTACATTATAAAGGAGATTGGGGGTTGTGTCAACACAGCCCCTCATGGAACGTGGCTTTACTCCAGCCACAAGAACACGGCCAAGAAGATGGCCAGCAACAGGAAGATCACACGCTCTGCTTTGTCGGTGATGATCTCGCGGGTTGTGGGGATAGGCTTGGGTGGGCCTTTGTATTTTTTCATGTCGTTTCCTTCTGTGCGTTCATGTGGTCGAGCACCTCGATCCAGAACTTACGCCCCGGCTCTGTGCTGTCGTACGAAAATGCGTGGTCTGTCGCCCGCTCTTGCGGCGTGTAGTTGCTGTGGCCGTACATGCTGAGCATCCGCAGAGCAGTGGCTTTTGGGTCATCGTTCATGGTCAAAACTCCTGTGGCGGAAATTCAAAATAGTCAAACATTGCGTCGATCACGTGTGCCAGCAACTCAAGCTGCTCCCACCACTCCGCGTCGTCCACATTGTCGTACCTACTCCAGCGCGTCATTTCGTACTTATCCAGCACGTCACTGACCGGGCCGAAGGTCTGGCCCAACTCGTTGAATATGTCCACCGCCATCTCTGGCGTGAGGCCCGTGTCTCCGCTGTCAGATACAAAGTGCATCACAGCAGCGGCCTTGGCCGAGTCACTTACTTTTTTCATCTCATGCTCCTCTGTAGCAAATGTCATACGCTGTTGCCAGCATGGTGTCAGGGTCGGTGGTGTACAGCAGCTCCTCCATCTGCTCCAGCACCTCGTCGGTCAGCTTCTTGACGTTGATATACCTCTCGGCCATCAACGGGTCTTCGGGGTACACGCTCTCACACATGAGGGTCACCAGCGGCTTGGTCACGCCACGGAACGCAGCGATCACGGCATCCTCAGTGTCAAGGAAGTGTGCAGTGATGGGCTGGTGCTCGTCGTACGCCGGATACCCGAAGTCCTTGTAGCTTGCGAACCCATACTCCATATCATCTACTCCCGGCTCACGCTCGGCAGGCAGCATGTCCCAACGCACACGGGTCACGGCTTCGGATAGTTGCTTGAAGTGCAGGATGTCAAGAGACTCTTGGTCGCTGTGCTCACGGTCATACCCTACGCTGATGTTGGTGCACTCGGGGATGATGGCTGTGAACTCGGCCGTGTCTGTATATACACCGGTGCTGTCGGGCAGGTACATGAGGTTGTCGTTGGTCGCGTTCAGCTCGTCAGCCAAGTGCTGAGCGAATGTGTCGGAGCAGCAGCGCCCATACCCTTGGTGCGTGATAACGCTGTCGATACCACGGCGGTCGAATGCAATGGCACGGTCGAACTCAGCAAGCAGCAAGGGGAAATGCTCGGCAAGGTATGTCGCACCGATACCGCCGCGCTCCTCGCCCTGTGTGAACACGTAGTACCCCGGCACATTCTTGTGCAGCATGTGCATGAGCATCGCGCAGCCAGCACCGTCATCCGCACCGAGGGGCGCACCGTCAGCGTGCCAGTGTGTGTCGGTCTTGCGAATCTTGTTGGGTGCGACTTCCTTGTGCACAGTGTCAACGTGTGCAACGAACAGCGTGCGGTGCTTGGTGCTTGAGCGTGCATCGATGTGCAGGTTGCCACATACGTCACGCCATGCGCCGTCTTGCAGGTGCTTGGGCAATGTGTCTTGCAGCCACTGTGTGAAGAACAGTGTGGCCTTGGTGTCGTGCGGCCGGGCAATGGACAGGGCACGAGCAAGGGTCTTGTGAAGGATAGAGTTTTTGTGCATGATGTTTCTCATTGGTTTTTCCTAGTCTTAGCAGAGCTTTGCTCTGCTACTCTGTAGGAACTTAGGTTGTTTCTTCGTCTTGTTCAGGGGCGTTGTCGGGGTGGTATGTCTCACCATCCACTTCAACAGGGGGCTCATCGTCACGGCTGTACCACTTGCCGTCTTCGGCGCACTCATACGCGTCATCCTCTAGCACAATGTCCCCGTTCTCAAGGGTGCGGATACGCTCGTCTTCAAGGTGATACCACTCGTTGTCAATCTCAACGGCGTTGTCCTCGTGCTCATACTCGCCGTTCTCAAGGGTGATGATGCCGTTGTCGTCAAGGTAGCTGTCGTGGTAGTACTCATCCTGCGACTCCACATACACCACATCGTCTGTGTGCACGTAGTATTGGTCGCCACGGCGACCATACGCATACCGGTAATACTCATCACGGCAGTACTCGCACACCATGGTGTCCTCACCACGGCCAACCCAGTACCCATCGCCCTCACGTACCCGGTCACTGCATGACTCGCATGTGTGGGTGTTCGCATCGTCGTACGTGCCATCGGTGTTGGTGCACTCGTACTCGCCACCATCGGTGATGACCAAGCAGCGGTCGCCATTCAGGTGTGTGGTTTCCACATGCTTGGTTTCCCCGTCAAGGTACGGTGCAAGGAAGTCGCAGCCATTGACACCGGGCAAGCGTGCAAGGTAGCAGCCATCCCACCCATCACGCAGCTCGTACCCCTGCTCATGCAGCCACGCTTCCATGTTCTCGTCACGTGATGACGAGCCCGAGGTCTTGCGGTAGGTGCGGACATAGAACTTCTCGTCCCCGCTTTGGTAGCACAGGGCACGTCCGATGGTGTCATCGCCATCGGTGTGCACACACATGTGCCAGCCATACTTGGGGTCATACGTGCGGTACGGGTGGTCGTCCACATCGGAGCCGCCCCACACCATGCAGGAGCCGGGCCCACGGTGCAGGTGGTAGATCATCTCGGCTATGGTGTGCACGAACTTCATGCCGGATGTCGATGCGCTTGCAACCAAGTCGCGGATGGCGTGGTCGGGCAGCAGTGTGAAGTGTGACCTCAAGTACTTGCCCAATGACGTGACAGTCTGCAAGTCACGCTCACCCTTGGCTTCGGTCTGGGTGTAGGCAACCCGCGCTTTGTTGGCAGGGTCGATCTCGGTGGGCACGTGGGGCCACTCCAGCAGCAGGCGCTGCCAGTCATCGGGGCGTGCCAGCTTGATCGCTTTGGTCACGGCACTGTGCATGGAGTAGCGTTCTTGCTCGCGGCGGTGCCACATGCGGGGCTCGCATGTCCGCAGGGGTACGCCGTCTGCCCAGCGCCCATACTTCAGGACACTTGCAGCCACACGCATGTTGGCTTCGATTTGCTCGGGGTTATATGTAGTTTCCATATCTTCTTTCGTGGTTGGTTAAGTTAAGAATTTCCTACCGGTAGGAAGCAGGGCAAGCCCTGCTACGTGAGTAGGAACTTTGCTTGGTACTTCCTGATCGCTTTCTCTACGTCTTCACGCAGTAGGGCGGGGATGTCATCAAGACTCGGGGGGTTGGCACGGAGTTGGTATCCGATGCCACCTGAATACACGTACACGGGCGGCATGAGCCCGTCACGGTTGACGTAAAACTGTGCAGCCATGTCACCCTTGTTGATGGTCACGTGTGCTGACAGGCTGTTGACTGCGGCGAGGATGCTCATTTGTGGAACAGCGCCATGCCAGCAAGGTCAGGGAACCTGTCCCCGTTCTCGGCAATCCACACCTCATCCACAGTCTGGTCACGGCCGATGGCCGGTTCGCTGCTGTGCAGCGCCCCAATAAAGTACTGCACGCCATCAATGTCGTCTTCGACCATGACAACGCCGATGACTGCACCCCCCATAGGGGTGAACCATGTTGAGTCAAGTATGTTCATGATGTTCCTCCGGTGTGTATGCCTTGCATCGGGTTGCGAATGCCCGAGCTTTGGCGTCGATTTGTTTGTTCTCCTCTATGCTTGCGGAAAAGGGCGCGACAACATAAAGTTTTGTTCCCGCCCACAAGGGGCATATCAGGTTGGGTCTATGAGCCGACCCATCGTGGCGCGAGTAAGCGCAGTTTCTGCATGACCTCATGATGTTTGCCCCTCGTCATCGATGCAGGACGACCATTGAATGTCGCCGTGGCCGGGGTATGCCTTGTCAATATCGAACAGGTCAAAGGCTGTGGCTTCGGCTTCAGCTTGGCTGGATGCTTCAACTTCTACGGTGTGGTAATAGTGCATGACCACTTGCACTTGGTATTTCTTTATCATGATGTTCCTTTCAGTTTCGATTGGTTTTTCCTACGGGTAGGAAAGTGATGCGGGGATCGCATCCGACAGCCCACGCCTATCTGTGGCATGAGCTGGCAGCGGAAATCTCCGAGGCGCACGTTCCGTGCGCCTATGACGCCTATCTGTGGCGTGTGCAGGGTGTGTCCACCCTGAATAGGGGTTACTCGTTGTTTGCTTCGATTGCTTCGTGCACCTGAGTGCGGTGCACGGCCGACTGGCTACGGCACGCCTATTCACTGAACATTGATGGGACTGATTTGTTAGTTTGCTTTGGCCCATGTGCCAGCTTCTGCGATCAACGCAGCGGCGGTTCATAGTCTGTGTGTCAGACAGACTTGCTTGATAAGATGTTAAAGAACAAGTTGGCCGAGGATTCCTACCGGTAGGAAAAAGTGTCGTAGGTCTGTGGCCAATGCAGGGCGCAATGTCCCTTACATGGCTCTATTATAGGTGATAGGACGGGGCTTGTCAAGTCAGGACATGACTAAACGTGAGTAGGTATGGGGTGTTCCAGAACGTGTTCTGCACGCGCAGCGTGGGCCCGCTTACCTTGTACGCGTCACCCGCAGGTATTGGTGCTTGCTGTACTCCACAGTCTCGGTGCGGTAGGTCTTGAGGTAGTGCTTGCGCTGGTATTGGCAAGCCACCCGCACATGGTTGGCATGGATGTGGTCGATGTAGAAGCTCTTGCCCACGGGCATGGTCTTGAGGGTGTCCAGTGCATCACGGCGGTCGGCAATGAGCAGATGCTTGAGGTGCTGGCCCAACTCCTGCGTGCTGACACGGGGTGAGTGCTTGGGAACCCAATCGGGGGTGAACTCTTGGTTGGCGGATGTGGGCTTGGTGTGCACATCACGCAAGGACGTTGCAGCGGCAGCGGCGGCACTGGCACCGGAGAAGGTTTTATCGATGGTGAGGTCGGCAAGGGTGGTTTTCATGGGCGTGTTCTCGGTTTGGGGGTAAAACGTTCCAAAATTAGAGTCGATTAGGTATGAATTGAATCCGTATGGCTTACAAAAAATGGCGTGTTCTGGAACGACCTAATTTGTATCGGAGTGATGGAACGAAGATAAGAACAGATTGGAAGTGTTAAACATGGTAGGGCGTGAATCAGTTGATGAAGTTTCGTAGTGTACCACATAAAATAAGCTAAGCTAACCTAATTTCCAAAAAGTGAGATTTCCAAGAAAAAGGTTTTTGGGGAAGTGTTTGGCCCGTTTCCGGACAACCAGAAAATTCCTACTGGTAGGAATCTTTACTTTGTAATGATAAGTGATTTTTAGAACTTGCCGTGGCTTTTCTGGAACACTTAGAGTAGTAGTAGTATATAGTATTATATATATAAGAAAAAAAGAAAAAAGAACTGCCAAACCTCGTGTCAAACATGACCAAACAATACAAAACCTTCTGTTCTGATGCTAATTTGGAACTGCAATGGAACACTTAGCTTTATTAGGAACACAGAACACAGCGTAGCAACTGAGTACTTAAGAGACTACGTACAAAATTAAAACGCCTGCGTAGGTACGCACATTGCGTGGGTGCGTGGTTGCTACAGGGCCACCAGTTCCCGCAGGGCAAGGGAGAAGTGAGGCCAAAAGAGAATACGTCCCTGAGCCGAAAGAGTACCAAGATGCACAGACGCAAAAAAGCCCCGGTGTCGGGGCGTAAAAAAGCCCGCTTGCGCGGGCTTGGTTTTTCCTACATGTAGGAATTATTCGGTTATTTCATAACCCTCGGCTTCAAGCATGCTTTGAATGATGGCGGAAATGTCGCCCTCATCATTGTCATACCCTGATTGAATGTCCGCCATTGTCGCCTTGAATGACTCATGCCCAAACAACTTTGCAAGCAATGGGAAAATTGTAGTGTCCTTGTCGCCCGCTTTGCCTTTGGCCTTGCCCTTGCCCTTTGAAGACGAAAACGAAAATGGCACGCCCTCATTTACTGCAGCGACAAACCCGGTGACATAGTTGCCATAAGTCTTTTCGGCTTTGCCCTTGAATTGGGCTTTCATGGCGTCTTTGAATTGCACGCGATACTGGCAAGTCTTGATAGACTTACCAAACACAATGCCCGCGCCTTTGAGGGTCTTTGCTTGTTCGTTGATTGTCTCAATGGCATTTGCACCATTGTAGATAGCGGCTGAGACTGTCTTAAAGATTGCGATTGTATCGATTGTCATGGTAAACCCTTTCGGTTTCACTGGGTGATGGATATCATCGTTTGCCAGTGAATGAATTATAACATCGTTTCGCCCATCGTGTCACGTTTTATCTTTCCTACCGGGTAGGAATTCCCCCGCCAACGGTGGCCATGCGCTACCAGTTCCCGGCCGCGACCCCACCGGCCCCCCACCAAGCCTTTCTGGCCGCGTGTGCGCGGTTGCGCTATACACTCTATTCCACGCAAACAAAGCCAAAATTCCCCACGTTTCATCCCCCAGACCCACCCCCTTGCAAAAATTTGCCCTATGTGAAAAATTTTTCGCAAAATTTTTTTCGGTTTTTCGTTCCAGAACACGCTATACATGATGCTGTTTTATGTTGTATCATCCGGCCATGATCCTGCTGACACCAGAGCTGAGCGTCCCCCTGCCATCCGCGCGGGAAGGAATGCTGTTGCTGCATGAGAAGGCCGAGGCCATGTTCAACACGGCGGAGTTCCTGACTGCCTTTGGGGTTCCGTCCGAGCCCTCCGAAGAAGATCAGGTGGCCGCACGCGTTGCGTTCCATGAATCCGTCAACGCTGCACAGAACTCCCCCCTGCCGTTGGCCAAGACCGAAGCGATCAAAACCAGCGGCGCTGCCCGGCACCTGAAAGCTGTGCTCAGCGAGTATGACGAGATCGTGGTCAAGTCGGCCGTGCAGATTCGCACCTATGTCACCAACAAACTGATTGAAGAGACGACCCACCCGGATGCCCGGATTCGTATGCGGGCCTTGGAGCTGCTGGGTAAAGTGGGCGACGTGGGCCTGTTTGTTGAGCGCTCTGAAGTCACGGTGCGGCACAAGACCACCGTGGAGCTGGAGGATTCGATCAAGAGCCGGATTGCCAAACTGCTGGAGATGCGCAGTGCGGCCGAGGACATCGTGGACGTGAGCCCCAAGGAGCCCGACCCCAAAGGGGCGGCTGCAGAGTTGCTGCGGGAAGACGCGGATGATTGACTTTTCCAATTTTACCGTCGAGGAGTTGCTCAAGCTGGACTTGGCCAAGATGGACGCGGAGGATTTGGAAGCGTTTGATGCTGCGTTGGCCGAGCTGGAACGCAGGGAAGCTGCGAAACTTGCACGGGATAGCCTGATTGAGTTCTGCAAGCGCATGAGCCCAGAGTACAAGGTGGGCAAACACCACAATCGGTTGGCCAAGCTGTTGGAGGACATGGCGTACAACCGCAAAGACCGGATCGCGGTGTCCATACCGCCCCGGCATGGCAAGTCCCAGCTCGTGTCTATTTACTTTCCGGCATGGTTCCTAGGTAATTTCCCTAATAAGAAGGTGCTGATGGTCTCCCACACCACCGATCTGGCGGTGGATTTTGGCCGGAAGGTGCGAAATCTGGTGGATCAGCCCACCTACAAGGACATTTTCCCCACTGTGGTGCTGGCTGCTGACTCTAAAAGCGCTGGCCGGTGGAACACCAATGAGGGCGGGGAGTACTTTGCCTGTGGTGTGGGCTCCGCGCTGGCTGGGCGGGGTGCTGACTTCCTGATTGTGGACGATCCGTTCTCGGAGCAGGACATCCTGAACGGCAACTACGAGGTGTTCACCAAAGCGTACGAGTGGTTTACCTTCGGAGCGCGGACGCGACTGATGCCGGGGGGCCGGGTTGCAATCGTGCACACCCGCTGGCACCCCAACGACCTGATTGGGATGATGGCCAAGGACATGGGCCGCAACGACGACACGGACAAGTACGAGTTCTTTGAGTTCCCCGCAATCTTCAATGAAGGAACTGACGAGGAACGGGCCCTGTGGCCAGAGTTTTTTGATCTGGATGCGCTAAAACGCACCCGGGCGTCGATGCCCACGTTCCAGTGGAACGCCCAGTACCAGCAGAGCCCCACGTCCGAAGAGGGGGCGATGGTCAAGCGGGAGTGGTGGAAACTCTGGGAGGAAGAAGACCCCCCGGAGCTGGACTTTGTGATCATGACGCTGGACGCGGCGGCGGAAAAGAACAACCGGGCCGACTTTACGGCGCTGCTCACATGGGGCGTGTTCAGCCACCCCCGCCTGACGGACGGCAAGCCCAATATCATCCTGATGAACGCGATCAACGTGCGGGTGGAGTTCTATGAACTCAAGGAATTGGCGTTGCGGGAGTACGGAGAGTGGGAGCCGGAGTCGTTCATCGTGGAGAAGAAGTCCAACGGAACCCCGCTGTACCAAGAATTGCGCCGGATGGGCATCCCGGTCCAAGAATTCACCCCGCACAGGGGCACCGGGGACAAAGTTGCCCGTTTAAATGCTGTTTCAGATATTTTCAGATCGGGCATGGTCTGGTATCCTGCCGGTAGACGCTGGGCTGAAGCAGTGGTTGAGCAAGTTGCGGCTTTTCCTGCGTCAGAAAACGACGATATGGTTGACTGCACAAGCATGGCATTACACCGCTTCCGAAGTGGTGGGTTCATCAGCTTGGACAGCGACGAAAAAGATGACTTGTACGGCTACCAGCGCAAAGCTGCGTACTATTAAAGAAAGCTCAATACATGGCCACCAACATTGACAAATCGCTGATGCAAGCCCCCATGGGTTTGGATGCACTTGCTGCAGATCAGCCTGCATTGGAAATCGAGATCGTTGATCCTGAAGAGGTGAAGATCAGACTCGGTGACATGGAGATCGACATCGAGCCGGGAGAGCCCAGCATTGATGACTTTGACGCCAACTTGGCCGAATACATCTCGGACAGTGCCCTTGACACCATGGCCGGTGATCTGGCCGGTGACATTGACAACGACCGCAATGGCCGCAAGGACTGGGAGAAGACATACACCGAGGGTTTGAAACTCTTGGGCCTGAACATGGAGGAGCGCACGGAACCGTGGAACGGTGCCAGTGGTGTGTTCCACCCCATGATTACCGAAGCCGTAGTGCGCTTTCAAAGCGAAACCATCACAGAGACGTTCCCGGCCGTTGGCCCGGTGCGTGCCAAGATTGTTGGCAAAGAGACCCCCGAGAAGAAGGAAGCTGCCCAGCGTGTGGCGGCAGACATGAACTTCCAGCTCACGGAGGTGATGAAGGAGTTCCGCGCCGAACACGAGCGCATGCTGTGGTCGCTGCCAGCCACCGGCTCCGCGTTCAAGAAGGTCTACTTTGACCCAAGCCTCAACCGCCAAGTGTCGATCTTCATTCCGGCCGAAGACATCTTGCTGCCTTACGGCACATCTGAAATTCAATCTTGTTACCGCGTCACGCACCAGATGCGCAAGACCAAGAACGAAATCAAGAAGCTGCAGGAAGCCGGGTTCTATCGTGACGTTGAGCTGGGCGACCCGGATAAAGCGACCAGCGAGATCAACAAGGCCAAGGACAAAGAGACGGGCTTCAGTGACCTGAACGACGACCGCTTCACACTGTACGAATCGCATGTGGACCTGTACCTCAAAGGCGACCCGCTGTGCGAAGATGAGGCAGAGATTGCCCTGCCGTACGTGGTCACCATGATCCGGGGCACTAACACGGTACTGTCCGTGCGCCGCAACTGGCGCGAAGACGATGACCTGCACTTGAAGCGCCAGCACTTTGTGCACTACCAGTACATCCCCGGCTTTGGCGCGTACGGCTTCGGCCTGTTCCACCTGATCGGTGGGTTTGCCAAGTCGGCCACCAGCTTGATGCGTCAGTTGATAGACGCGGGCACGCTGTCCAACCTGCCCGGCGGTTTGAAGACACGCGGCCTGCGCATCAAGGGTGACGACACGCCGATCGCTCCGGGCGAGTTCCGCGATGTGGATGTGGGCTCAGGCACCATTCGCGACAACATCATGCCCCTGCCGTACAAGGAGCCGTCACAGGTTCTGATGACGCTGTTGGGTAGTGTGGTCGAGGAAGGTCGCCGCTTTGCCGCTACGGCCGACATGAAAGTGGCGGACATGGGTGCCAACGCTCCCGTGGGCTCTACGCTGGCGCTGCTTGAGCGCCAGTTGAAAGTCATGACCGCTGTGCAGGCGCGTGTTCACTACGCCCTGAAGGAAGAGCTGCAGTTGTTGGCCGCGATCATCCGCGACTACACGGATGATGAGTATGCGTATGAGCCCGATGGCGAAGAAGGCCCCCGCGCCAAGGCTTCGGACTACCGCCATGTGGACATCTTGCCCGTCAGCGATCCGAACGCCGCCACACTCAGCCAGCGCGTGGTGCAGTACCAAGCTGTGATCCAGATGGCACAGATGGCCCCGGACATTTACGACCTGCCTGAGTTGCACCGGGGCATGCTTGACGTGTTGGGCATCAAAAACGCCGACAAGCTGATCCCGCTTGCGGATGACATGAAGCCTGTGGACCCAGTGTCCGAGAACCAAGCTATTCTGCGCGGCAGTCCGGTCAAGGCTTTCCTGCACCAAAACCACGACGCGCACATGGCCGTGCACAACATGATGATGCAGGACCCCATGATTGCACAGGCGATCGGGCAAAACCCACAGGCACAGAAGATCATGGCTGAGACACAAGCACATATCTCTGAGCACTTGGGGTTCAAGATGCGCCAGCAGATCGAGGCCCAGTTGGGCATGCCCCTGCCGCCCGAGGACGAGAAGTTGCCCCCGCAGATCGAGATCGCGCTGTCGGCCATGATGGCCCAAGCCGCGCAGCAAGTGGTGCAGCAAAGCCAAGCGCAGGCGCAACAAGCTCAGGCCCAGCAGCAGATGCAGGACCCGGTGGTCCAGATGCAGATGCAGGAGCTTCAGAGAGATGCAGATGAAGCAGCAGGAACTGCAGATGAAGCAGCAAGAAGCTCAGATGAAGATGCAGATGGCTCAGCAAGACATGCAGATGAAGCAGCAGAAGATGGCCATCGACGCAGCCGCCCTTGCCGACAAGCAAGAGCTGGAGCAGGAAAAGGTCAGCGGCCAGTTGGAGCTCGAATCCATGCGTGTGGGTGCTCAGATTCAGGAAAGCAAGGTCAAGATGGACGCAGCCGATCGGTTGGCGGGCATCAAGGTCGGAGCCGATGTGCGCAAGTTCGAGGAGCAACAACGTGCCGCCCGCGCCAAGGAACAGTTGGAGGAAGAACGCATCCGTAACGATGCGCTCAAGATTGGTGTCATGGGTCGTGCCCAAGACCAGCAGCTTCTCCTGAAAGACCGTGAGATGGCCCTACGCGCCGCGCAGGAGCTTGCCCGGGAACAAAAATCCGACGATGTCGGCAACTCTGAGGAACCCAAGTGATTCAAAACTTCGCACGCGTATTGCGCGAAAAAATACGCACCGACATGAACAACTACGCTGATGACTTGGCTGGGGGTGGATGTCGCAACTTTGACGAATACCAAAAACTCTGCGGAATCATTCAGGGTCTTGCGACCGCAGAGCGTCATCTCCTAGACCTTGCAGAGAAAGTAGAGCAATCCGATGAGTGAAATCATTCTGCCCCCGGGCATCACGCTGCCAAAACATATTCAGCCCATCGAGTCCCCGGACGAGACGGCGGATAGCGAAACCAAAGCAACAGCGCTGCCGGTCCCCACTGGCTACAAGCTGCTGTGTGTCGTGCCCAACGTCGATGAAAAGATTGCCGGTACAAGCCTCGACCTCGTTCGAGATGCCGCAACCTTGCGAGCTGAAGAACACGCCACAACCGTGTTGTTCGTATTGCGGGTTGGTCCAGACGCGTACAAGGACCCTGCCAAGTTCCCATCGGGAGCGTGGTGCAAAGAGGGCGACTTTGTGCTCGTGCGTACCTACACAGGTACGCGATTCAAGGTGTTTGGTAAAGAGTTCAGGGTGCTGAACGACGACCAAATTGAGTGTGTTGTGCAAGACCCTCGCGGTTTGACCCGCGCATAAGGAGCAGAAATGGAAGATAAGTACGAGTTTCCCGACGAGATCGAGGAAAAACAAGCTGCGCGGGCAACAGAAAAGCCCGCAGAGTCCGATGACTTCGAGGTTGAAATTGTTGACGACACCCCCACACAAGACCGTGGCCGCAAGCCGCTGGACCGTGAGGTGTCGGACCCATCCGACGACGAAATGGACAATTACACGGAAGGCGTGAAAAAGCGTATCAAAGAGCTGACCCACGCCCGCCACGATGAACGACGCGCCAAAGAGAATCTTTTGCGTGAAAAGCAAGAGCTTGAGCGTATCGCTCAGCACATGATGGAAGAGAACAAAAAGCTCAAACAGTATGTAAATACGGGTTCTGAGCAATACGCTGTTTCTGTCAAGCATATCGCTGAAAACGCACTGGATGATGCCAAACGTCAGTACAAGGCCGCGTACGAGTCTGGGGACTCCGATGCTTTGGTTGCAGCACAGGAGGCCATGACCGAGGCCAAGATGCGTTCGGAGGCCGCAAAAAATTTCAGGCACACCCCTTTACAAGTGGAAACGGATGAGGTACAAATACCCCATGCGTCACCACGGACGCCCCAAGTCGATGACAAAACACTGCGCTGGCAGGCAAGAAACCAGTGGTTTGGGGCTCAGGGTCACGAAGAAATGACCAGCTTTTCACTAGGGCTGCACCAAAAACTTGTGAATTCGGGTATTGACCCGCGCTCGGAAGATTATTTCGAGAGAATCGACTCTCGCATGAAGTCTACATTCCCTGAATTTTTTGGGAACGATGACCGGCCAAAGTCCGGCGATGGCTCCAAGAAGCCTTCCACGGTAGTTGCCCCAGCCGCTCGCTCGTCTGGCGCGAAAAAAATCCAGCTTTCCCCTAGGCAAATTGCTTTGGCAACAAAGTATGGATTGACCCCGCAGCAATACGCCGCAGAAGTACTTAAATTGGAGAAATCAAATGGCTGAAACAATCAACCGGAATCCCCGTGACCTCACGTCACGCGATAAAACAACTCGCTACGTGTATACACCTGCGAGCGCACTGCCCGACCCGACACCTGAACCCGGAATGGTTTATCGCTGGATTGCGACCCACGTTCTTGGTGAAGCCCAAAACACAAACGTATCTACCAAGATGCGTGAAGGTTGGGAGCCGGTAAAAGCAGTGGACCATCCCGAGCTCATGCTTGAGGGTAATGCGAAGACTGGAAACGTCGAACTCGGTGGCCTGATGCTCTGCAAAATGCCCCGTGAACGTGCGCAAGCCCGTGATGAGTATTACGCTAAACAAGCGCAAGCCCAGATGGAATCTGTGGATAACAGCTTCATGCGAAACAATGACCCCCGCATGCCACTTTTCGCTGACCGCAAGTCAACGACCAGTCGCGGTGGAGGTTTTGGTTCTGGTTCAAAGTAACAAGGAGTCCTTAAATGGCAACTACCGCTTCCCCCTACGGCCTGCGTGCCGTGAATCGTAACGACGGCATGCCTTATGCTGGCGCTACAAGTCAGTTCCTAATCAACCCTGCGGGCACTGGCACTAACCTGTTCTTCGGCCAAGTCGTCATCATTGACGCCAACGGCTATATCGCGTTGTCTACTGCCACTGGTGCAGACCTGACGACCAACAACCTCGGCGGCAATACTCTTGGCGCTTGGGGCGTGTTTGTCGGCTGTTCTTACATCAATGCACAAGGCCAGCAGATTTACGGTCAGTACTACCCCTCCGGCACAACCGGCGTGGTGACTGCATACGTGATCACTGACCCCAACGTCACGTTCCAAGCGCAATTGGATGGCACCACCACCCAAGCAGCTATTGGCGCAAACACCTTCTTCGCAGCCGTTCAGAGCACCAGCACTGGTTCTACCCAGACTGGCAACTCGACCAGCGCCTTGGAGTCCACGCTTGTGACCACAGCCGCCGCGTTCAAGATCATCGGTTTCGCTTCCCCAGTGACCGATGCCTTCCCTGACGTGTTGGTTAAGTTCAACCCCGGCGCTTCCGCCTTCACCAACGCCGTCGGCATCTAAGGAGCTAAACCATGGCTATTTCACGCGCACAACTGCTCAAAGAGCTGCTCCCCGGCCTGAACGCCCTGTTCGGTTTGGAATATGCACGTTACGGCGAGCAACACAAAGAACTGTACGAAACAGAGAAATCTGAGCGTTCGTTCGAAGAAGAAACCAAGCTGTCTGGCTTTGGTGCTGCACCTGTCAAGAACGAAGGCTCCGCCATCGCTTACGACAACGCGCAGGAAGCCTTCACTGCACGCTACACCCACGAAACCATCGCTTTGGGCTTCTCCATCACGGAAGAAGCTGTGGAAGACAACCTGTATGACAGTCTGTCTGCCCGCTACACCAAGGCTCTGGCTCGCGGTATGGCTTACACCAAGCAGGTTAAAGCCGCTTCTGTGTTGAACACTGGCTTCGCTGGTACTGCCCTTGGCGGTGACGGTGTTTCTTTGTTCGGCGTTAACTCCAGCGCTGTTCGCGTTGGCCACCCTCTGGTGGGCGGTGGTGTTAACTTCAACAGCCCAGCCACTGGTGTTGACTTGAACGAGACTTCGTTGGAAAACGCAACGATCCAGATCGCTGCTTGGACTGACGAACGTGGCCTGCTGATTGCAGCCAAGCCTGTCAAGTTGGTTATCCCTCCATCACTGATGTTCGTTGCCAAGCGTTTGCTTGACACTGAGCTGCGTGTTGGTACTGCTGACAACGACATCAACGCGTTGAAGCAAATGGGCACCATCTCCGGCGGCTACACTGTCAACAACTTCTTGACCGACACAAACGCTTGGTTCCTTTGCACCGACGTTCCAAACGGCATGAAGCATTTCGAGCGTTCTGCTCTGCAGACCTCGATGGATGGTGATTTCGATACCGGCAACGTCCGTTACAAGGCCCGCGAGCGTTATTCGTTCGGCTGGTCTGACCCATTGGGTATGTGGGGTTCTTCAGGTTCGACCTGATAGAAGCGAAAAAGGGGCCTTGTGCCCCTTTTTCTTTTGGTGTATATTGAGTTCATTCCGGGGTTTTCCGGTGTATCTGACAGTCCCGGCTGACGACATGCAGACAGATACGCCTTATCGCATGTGAGGAAATCATCATGGCAACTACCACGTTCTCCGGCCCAGTCGTATCTCAGAACGGCTTTATTACCGGAACAGCTTCTTCCCCCGTTGTTGAAACCACCGCTATTAATGTGTCTGAGTCGTACGTTACGACTTCTGCCGCTACTGGCGACACACGTCTGTCTTATGAGCGTTTGACTTTTACCTCCACTGGCTCTGGCGAAACTTACCGTGCCTTGACTCGGGTCACAGGTGCTGGCGCTGCTACCGGCGGCACAGTCAACGGCGCACACATCAGCCTGTCCATCAACGGCTCCGGCACCATCTCTGGCGCGGGTAACGCTCTTCGCGCTACCTTGGGCGGTACATCCACAAACCCCGGCGGTACGATTGCAGCTATTCAAGCTGACTCCGACTTTGCTTCTGGTGGTACTTGGACCAACGCTTCGTTCATCCGCTTCACAAACAGCGGCACAGGAACTGTGGCCAACCTGTTCAACGTCCCCTCCGGCATGGTTACGGCCAATACCCAAGGCGCAGCTACAAACTCCTTGAAGATTGTGGACAGTGCAGGTACTGCGTACTACATCATGTTGACTACGACTAACAGCTAATATGCAGATCACCAAGGAATTCTTGGAGTCTGAGATTCGTGACCTTGAAACTGAAGCCCAGAAGGCGCAAACCTTTTTGACTCAGGCTCAGGCCACGATCCAAGCGTACAAGATGCTGATCAACAGGCTAGACGCACCAGAACCGGAGCAGCAACATGACGATGCAATATGATGTAAAACAAGGACACCTAAACCAAAGCGGTTTCTTTGTTCTTGGGCGCAACCGCGTTAAAGGCGTTTCTTTTTACGGTGGCGGCGGAACCTTGGTTTTGTTTGATACAACTACAGCCCCAGTAACTTCAAGCGTAACTTATGGTCGTAGCGGCACAACCGTAACGATTGCAAAAACTGCGCATGGGTTAACAACCGGTACTGTTGTTGGCATTCACTTTGTTAGTGGCACAGGTGGCGCTGCTACTGATGGAAATTACGCCATTACGGTAACAACCGCAGACGCATTTACGATCACAGACATCAACACTGGAACTATTACAGGTAGCCCAGCAGCGGTTTATGTCAGCGGTGCAAATCGTTGGCTGTTGACCTATGAAACCCACTCATCAGACGAGTTCCAAAATGCCCCCCTTATTCCCGGCGAAGGCGTATTAGCAGTAAATGGAATATATGCTTACATGAACGCAATTGACGCAGCGCAGGTTTATTATGGCTAAGACCGCCGCATGGACACGCAAAGAAGGCAAGTCCGACAAGGGCGGCTTAAACGCGAAAGGGCGGGCGTCTTACAACAAGGCCAACCCGGGCAAGCCCGGCCTGAAGGCTCCGCAGCCAGAGGGCGGCAAACGCCGCGACTCTTTTTGCGCCCGGATGGAAGGTATGAAGAAGAAGCTGACCAGCGAGAAGACGGCCAAAGACCCCGACTCGCGGATCAACAAGAGCTTGCGGGCTTGGAAGTGCTGACATGGAGATGATGCTCTGGAACGTAGCTCTGAGCGCCATTGTGGCGGTCATGGGCTTTTTGCTTAAAGGCAGGTTTGATGAGTTGGATCGGCTCAGCATTTTGCTGAACCGCACCCGCGAGGAAGTGGCGCGTGATCACATCACACGCTCCGAATTTAGGGCTGACATGCAGCAGTTGATGGACCGGTTTGACCGGCTTGAGCGCAAAATCGACGGCTTGAGGGGTGGAAATGCCCAGCACGAGTAAAAAGCAAGCCAACTTCATGCGTGCGGTAGCGCACAGCCCGGAGTTTGCAAAGAAATCAGGCGTCCCACAATCCGTGGGCAAAGAGTTCTCCAACGCGGACAAGGGCCGCAAATTCAAAGAAGGTGGTGATATGAAAGAGTCCAAAGCAATGGTTGGTAAAGAGATGGCCTTTATGAAAAAGAAGGGCGCTCCAAAGTCCATGATCAAACACGAGATGGCTGAAGCTAAGGGTAGACCCTTTGCCAAGGGCGGCGTCACACGCGCTGACGGCTGTGCGACCAAGGGTCACACCAAGGGCACCATGGTCAAGATGGCTATGGGCGGCAAGGCTTGCTGACATGATGTCCAGTCGCGGGATGGGGAACATCTCCCCCTCCAAAATGCCCAAAGGCGTTAAAAAAGAGCGCCGAGACGACACCGACTTCAAGCAGTACGCGAAGGGCGGCAAAGTCAAACGCTTTGATGAAGGCGGGGGAGTGGACGCCCTAAAACTCAGCCCGCGTAGTGTGTCTGAAAGCGATTACGACACCAAGTTCAACGCGAAACCGTTGGGCGGAATGGTGTCCAAAGACCAGAAAGCTATTTTTGGCAGGCTGTCCGCTTCCAAGAAACTGGATCGGGACAGCGAACTTAGCGCATATTTGGATGCGGGGCTGTCGAAACGAGAAGGTGACCGTTTAAGAGCGAACCTTGGGGGCGTAGGGGTCAACTACACACGCCAGTTTGACGAAGGCGGCAAAGTCAATGCGGCTGGCAATTACACCAAGCCCAGTCTGCGCAAGCGGATTGTGAGCCAAGTCAAAGCTGCCGCAACGCAGGGCACCGGCGCAGGGCAATGGAGCGCGAGAAAAGCCCAGCTCGTGGCCAAGAAGTACAAGGCCGCTGGCGGCGGGTACCGGGACTGACATGAAAGCCCCTCAAAAATCCCTGAGCGATTGGGGCAAACAAGATTGGACGACCAAAAGTGGTAAAAAATCTTCTGAAACGGGTGAGCGATATCTTCCAAAAGCTGCGATCAAAAGTCTCAGCCCTGCTGAGTATGCTGCGACAACGCGTGCAAAACGTGCGGGCAAAGCTAAAGGGAAGCAGTTCGTAAGTCAACCTAAGACTATCGCAAAGAAAACAGCAGGGTTTAGATAATGGCAACTTCCGGCACTTCTGCATTCAACCTCGATTTAACAGAAATTGTTGAGGAGGCGTTCGAGCGCGTGGGTTCGGAGTTGCGCACGGGCTACGACCTGAAGACCGCCCGCCGGTCTTTGAACCTGATGTTCGCTGATTGGGCCAACCGTGGCATCAACATGTGGACGTTCGAGCAGGGCTCCATTAATCTGGTAGCTGGCACGGCCACATACAACTTGCCCACAGACACCGTGGACTTGCTGGAGCATGTGATCCGTACGGGCGCTGGCAGCGCTTCAACGCAAGCCGACCTGACCATCACGCGTATCAGTGTTTCTACTTACGCCACCATCCCCAACAAGCTGCAGCAAGCCCGGCCAATTCAGGTCTGGATTGAGCGTCTGGACACGCCGCGAATCACCGTTTGGCCAACCCCAGACGACTCGCAGCCCTACGTGTTTGTGTACTGGCGCATGAGGCGCATCCAAGATGCTGGCAACGGCGTCAACACGATGGACATGCCCTTTCGGTTCATCCCCTGCATGGTGGCCGGGCTGGCGTACTATCTGGCCCTGAAGGTGCCCGGTGGGGCTGAGCGCCTGCCAATCTTGAAGCAGCAATACGACGAAGCGTGGCAACTGGCCAGCGACGAGGACCGCGAGAAAGCCGCAGTGCGGTTTGTACCCCGTCAGATGTTCATTGGAAGCGGCACGTAAATGGGAAATCGGTTTTCCTCCGGCAAGAACTCGATCGCCCAGTGCGATCGTTGTGGGTTTCGCTTTAAGCTGACCTCCTTGCGCAAAGAGGTGATCAAGACCAAGACGTACAATCTCTTGGTCTGCGACTCGTGTTGGGACCCGGATCAGCCGCAGCTCCAGTTGGGTATGTATCCTGTGGACGACCCACAAGCGGTGCGCAACCCGCGCAATGACACGACGTACGTGACGGCCGGGCCAAACGCATCAGGCAACCTAACCGGTGGGTCGAGAGATATTCAGTGGGGCTGGAACCCGGTAGGCGGGTCCCGGTTCTTTGATGACGCGTTGACACCAAACTATTTGGCGTTAAGCGTGGAAGTTGGTACAGTAACGGTACAGATAGGAGTCTGACATGGACGCTAAAAAAGCACTCAAGGCCCACATGGCCAAAGGCATTAAATCCGCGCATCCAGACGCTGCCGTAAAAGGCATGCGAGCTGGCGGCAAAACCAACAGCGATATGCTGAAGATGGGACGCAACTTGGCCAAAGTGGCCAACCAGAAGTCCCCCGGCCGCAAAGGGGGCTGATATGGCAACGTACCGCTCCCCCAAGCCTGCTGCTACGCAGGCCGTGTTGCCTGACACGGACAACAAAAAGTATATGCGCGACATGAACGTCTCCGTGGGCACCAACCACAGTAATGATTACCCCGGTGTAAAAACCAGCGGTATCAAAATTCGTGGCACTGGCGCGGCGACCAAAGGCGTGATGGCCCGTGGCCCAATGGCGTGAGGTCTGAATGAACTACACCGAGTTGAAGGCGGCGATCATCGCCTACACAGACAACCAAGACACCGCTTTTGAGGCGGAGGTCCCCGTGTTTGTGAAGCAGGCTGAGCAGCGCATCTTCAACATGGTGCAGTTCCCTTCGCTGCGCAAAAACGTGACGGGTTCGACCACCAGCGCCAACAAGTACTTGGCCTGTCCGGCCGATTTTTTGTCAGCGCATTCAATGGCTGTGGTGGACAACACTACGGGCGCGTACGAGTATCTGCTCAACAAGGATGTCAACTTCATCCGGCAGGCGTACCCCACCCCTTCCAGCACGGGCGTTCCCAAGTACTACGCGTTGTTCGGGCCGCAGTCCAATGACATCAATGAATTGACGTTCATTTTGGGGCCAACGCCAAACGCCACATACGTGGTCGAGCTGCATTACTTCTTTTATCCACCGTCGATTGTTGATGCAAGCACTTCATGGCTGGGCGACAACTTTGATAGCGTGTTGCTTTACGGCTCGCTGGTCGAGGCGTACACCTACATGAAGGGTGAGCAAGACATGATGCAAGTCTACGACGGCAAGTTTAAAGAAGCCATGGCTCTGGCCAAGCGCTTGGGTGATGGACTGGAGCGTTCCGACAGTTACAGAAGCGGTCAGTATCGTTCGCCACCTCTACCCCAAAACAAAGGTGTAAGCTGACATGGCAATTCTTCAAACCGCAACCACATCGTTCAAGGTAGAACTGCCGCAAGGCATCCACAACTTTGGCCCCACATCGCCCGATACGTTCAAGATTGCCTTGTACACAGCGGCTGCCGACCTTGGCTACGCCACTGCTGCCTATACGGCCACGGGCGAAGTCGTTGGTTCTGGCTACACGGCTGGGGGCAACACGCTGGTCATCACAACCACACCTGTGGCAGCCAACAACAGCAGCGGTACCCCAACGGCCTTTTTTAGCTTTGCCAACTCTTCTTGGACCAGCGCCACATTCACGGCCCGCGCAGCACTGATCTACAACAGTACAGAGGGCAACAAGTCCGTGGCTGTGTTGGACTTCGGCGCGGACAAGACCGTGAGCAACGACACTTTCCAAATCATTTTCCCAACTGCCGATGCCAACAGCGCAATCGTGCGTATTTCCTAAGGACACATCATGGAACACAGCAAAGCCTCAGACAGCGTTACAGCAGGCATGATCACAAACCGTGTAGGCGGGGAACGTGTTGGCGCTGGCGGTGTGTTCACCGTCACTTGCGTTGGTGCGGACGGCAAAGAGAAGTGGTCTGACACCTTCCACAACCTTGTGGTCAACCAAGGCTTGCAGGACATGAACAGCAAGTATTTCTCGGCCTCTGGCTACACATCTGCTTGGTACTTGGGGCTGGTCCAAGGCCCCGGCTCCGGTACAACCTTTGCCGCTGGCGATACATTGGCTACGCACGCAGGCTGGACTGAGTTGGTGCCCGGTACGGACTACACGGGCAACCGCAAGGCGGTGACTTTTGGCACGGCCACAACGGCCGATCCATCGGTGATCTCCAACTCCGCATCTCCTTCTTCGTTTGCTATGCTGGTGAACGGCACGGTGGTAGCTGGCGCATTGTTGTCCAGCGTGGCTACGGGTACATCCGGCATCTTGTTCTCGGCTGGTGACTTCACTGGTGGTGATAAGACTGTGGACAACGGCGACACGCTGAACGTCACTTACAGCTTCTCGCTCGACGCAGCCTAACGGGATGTGCGGTGTTTGGTGATGTCACTTTTGCCCAAGCACCCTTCGCCTCTTTAGGCGGGAATACGTTTTCCGTCTCCGCTTCGGAAACTGCCACGGCGGCGGATTCTTTTGCAATTTCAAGCATTGTGTACGGTGGCGCGGTTAGTGAAGCCTCTTCTGGGCAAAACGCTCAATCTGTTTCCGTCACATTTGTAGCTACGCAGGCTGAAACCGCTACTGTTTCTAACGTCCAGACAGTCATTGCCGCTATGGTTGCCAGCATGCTGGAGCAGGCCGGGGCCACTGACGCGCAAACAGCCGTAGGCACATTCTTGGCGGCGCAAAATGAAGCGGCTACTGCCGTTGATGCACAAACAGCAAACGGTACATTTTTGGCCGCACGTTCCGAGAACGTCACAGGATCAGACAGTTTTGCCGGGGGTTTATTAATTACGGCAGCAATTACCGAAAGCGCCACAGGTGCGGCAACGCAAGTGGTTCAGGTTAGTGTAAACGCCTCAATTGCAGAAGCCGTGAGCGCCCTAAGCACTCTGGGTGTGGTCAAAACAATTAACGTGTCCCTGACGGGTGTGCAGCTCACCATCAGCATTGGAGGGGTGCTGGTCTGGGCGGTAATTGACGACAGCCAGACTCCAAACTGGCAAAATATCACCAATACCCAAGGTAGCGGCTGGACTGTTGTAAATGATGCGCAGTCCCCCGGTTGGACTCAGCTACCGTCGTAAGGATTCAAAATGGCATTGGTACTCAAAGATCGCGTCAAGGAAACGACCACAACCACTGGCACGGGCACGGTGACGTTGGCTGGCGCAGCCGCAGGGTTCCAGTCCTTTGTGGTCATTGGTGACGGCAACCAGACCTTCTACGCCATTGTGGACGCAACGTCTGGCGCTTGGGAAGTCGGTGTTGGAACCTACACATCCTCGGGCACAACCCTGTCCCGCACTACCGTGGTGTCGTCCAGCAACGCTGGGTCATTGGTAAATTTTGGCGCTGGCTCCAAGGATGTGTTTGTCACCTACCCGTCCTCGCGTGCGGTGTATCTGGACGCAGCGGGCTCTGCTGTCACCACGCTGGACATCGGCACTCTGGGAACCAGCACGGCCAACATATCTACTGCCAACATCACGGCGGGTACGGTAGCCACGGCCCCGGTCAACAACACGGATATTGTCAACAAGCAGTACGCTGACGCCATCGCATCGGGCATTCACTTCCACGAAGCGGTGAACTTGGCGACCACAGCAGCATTGCCAGCAAACACGTACAACAACGGAACCTCCGGGGTTGGGGCAACACTGACCGGGAATGCCAATGGCGCTCTGTCTGTGGACTCAACCCTCACCACTGCTTCCGAACGGATACTGGTCAAGAACGAAGCCGCCGGGGCCAATAACGGCGTTTACACCGTCACGCAGGTTGGTTCTGCTGGAACGCCCTACATCCTGACCCGCGCAACAGACTTTGACTCTGTGGGTACGGGCGTTGATCAGATTGACGAGGGTGACTTCTTCTTGGTGACCAGCGGCACGGCCAACGTCAACACCGCTTGGGTGCAGCAGACTCCACCACCCATCACCATTGGCACGACAGCGCTTGTATTCCAGCAGTTCTCTGCGCCGATCACCTACACGGCAGGCACAGGGCTGAGCGAGTCGCCAGCCTACACTTTCAACATTGCCAACATCGGCACTGCGGGAACATACGGCTCGGCGTCCTCTGTACCGGTGATCACCACCAACGCACAGGGTCAGGTCACGGGCGTCACCCCCACGGCCATCGCCATCTCGGGCGCAGCGGTCTCAGGCAACATCTCAGGCTCGGCTGGCTCTGTAGCCAACGCACTGACGGCGGGCAGCTTTCTGACCTCTGGCGGCACGTTTGACGGCTCCGCTGCACGCACGTTTGCGGTGGATGCTACCGATGCCAATACCGCTTCCAAAGTCGTTGCACGGGATGCTTCGGGCAACTTCAGCGCAGGCACCATCACAGCCACCCTGTCAGGTGCGGCTACGAGCGCAACCACAGCGACTAACCTTGCTGGCGGCGCAGCCAATCGGATTGCGTACCAGACCAGCTCGGGCATCACCAACTTCATCACAGCGCCTTCGGCATCCAACCAAGTCCTAAACTGGAACGGCTCTGCGTTTACATGGTCAGCCGGGACAATCTCTGGCATTCCGCTGGGTAGCAACCTGAACACGCTGACGTTCGGCACTTTCCTGACCGGCACAAGCTACAACGGCTCCAGCGCGGTCACACTGGCTACCAACGCTACATCGGCCAACACGGTCTCCACACTTGTGGCACGGGATGCCTCCGGTAACTTTAGTGCTGGCACGATCACTGCCGCCTTGAACGGCAACGCATCAACGGCTACATCCGCAACCAGTGCAACAACGGCGACTACAGCCACCACGGCCACCAATGTGTCCGGCACTGTTGCAATTGCCAACGGCGGTACTGGCGGGACAACGGCTGCAACAGGTTTGCGCAACCAGTTCATAAATTCATGGAACCGAGAGACCAACAACGGCACAATGGTTCCCGGAAACACCTACTCAGTTTGGACTGGTGGCGGTGCAATCACAATGTTTTTGCCGACCATTGCAAACTGTCAAAACGGCGACAAAATTTATATCCAGAATCTACACTTGCACTGGGCAACTAACAACTTCACAATTGCTCGATCTGACGCAAACACTCTGATCATGCAGCTTGCAGAAAACCTTGTTTGCAACGTCAACGTGGGCAGCATTGTATTGACGCTGGTTTGGGATGATGGCTCAACTGCTTCATGGAACGTAGCCCCCGGCGGATAAAGGAAAAATATGTCAAGCACCTTCTCCAACCTCAAGTTTGAGCTGATCGGCAACGGTGAGCAGTCAGGCCAATGGGGCACTACAACCAACGCCAACATCGGTACTGCCATCGAGCAGGCCATTGTGGGCATGGCCACTCTGGACTCCGGCGACTTCGTGGCCAACGTCTGCACGCTGTCGCTGACAAACACCAACGCTGCTCAGGATGCGCGGGCACTGTGTCTGAATATTGCTGCTGGCGCAGTATCTGCTGCGGGCACGATCAACGTCCCGGCTATCCAGAAGCCCTACATCGTCATCAACGGCTCCAGCTTCGCTGTGACAGTCAAGGTATCCGGCCAGACCGGCGTGGCAGTCCCCGCAGGTACGCGCACGGTGGTGTACAACAACGGCACGGATGTTGGCGCTCAGGTCAACTGGCTGAATTCCCTGACGCTTGGCACGGCCCTTTCTGTTGCCTCTGGCGGCACAGGTCTTACGTCCACCCCAGCAAACGGCCAGTTGGATATTGGCAACGGCACAGGGTTTACACGCGCAACACTGACGGCTGGCTCTGGCATAACAGTGACCAACTCTGCGGGCGCAATCACCATCGCTTCCACGGTGACGCCGGGAACAGGAACAGTGACTTCGGTTGCGGTATCTGGTGGCACAACCGGTCTGACAACTTCTGGTGGCCCAATCACAACATCGGGCACCATCACAATTGCGGGTACTCTGGCTGCGGCCAATGGAGGAACAGGGCAAACCACACTGACTGGCCTCCCTCTTCCCCAGCCCGTCATTACGCAAAACGTGCAGGTGATCGGAACCAACACCGCAGCAGTCTCGTCCCGCATTTACGTGCTCACAGCGTCACTGACACTGACCTTGCCCGCATCCCCATCGGCTGGCAATTGGGTCACAGTAAGCAACATGTCTGGAACGTTGACTGCCACCATTGCACGCAACAGCAAACCCATCATGGCGCTGGCCGAAGACCTGACGGTGGACCTCGATGGCGCTGGCTTCACGCTGGTCTACGCTGACGCAACTCGCGGATGGGTTCTGCTGCCATGACCTCCATCATTCTTGATCTAAACACGCCGGACCCAGATGCTCCAATCTCTGTCCAGCACAAGCTCCGCAACGCCGCTCATTTTCAGCCGCCGCTGTTGTTCCCGGATGCGTCCAAGTTCCCCGCCAGTTCTGC